TTGCTTTTTCGAAAGGCATATTTTTACTGTAGACTCTCACTTTTCTCCTTGTTCTCGTAATCTTCCCAGTCGTGAGGTGTTCCAGATTTTGGTTTTTTATTCTTCATGGCTCGTTCCCATGCTTGTTTTTGTAATAGCTTTTCGGGCTTATCTGTCATTTGAACCTCCAACCTCGTTTTCGCAAGTAGTAAACTTGCGAGTGAATTTGTGCTTCTGATTTATTCAGTATCTTTGCTATCTCCTCCGTTGGCAACTTACCATAGTTCTGTTTCAAGAAATTTCTTTGATGATTTTGCCAACGGTGTGTAGTCATAAAGAGTTTCATAGTATGCTGTCCATATGCTTGGATTTGCTACCTTGCTCACCTGCTGAACAGTTTACTTTTATTTCCTCTTTTCTTAGTTTAAGATACCATTTTGCGCCACCTTTTCTTGCGTCTTCAAAAGTAGCCCATGTAAACCAAAGTGGTATAATGATGGAAAGGTGAACTATAAGACTCACTAATGAGTTATAGTATCCAAACCAACCACCCCAGTATGCTGCTATAAAGCCGAAGAAAAATGCCCACATGACAAACAATACAGTCATAAAGTATGCCTGTAAAGATGGCTCTGGTATATATTTCAACGGATTATACTTTGCGTTCATGACTGCGTTCCAGCAGTCGTAAATCCATAAAAATGTTTTTTGAATATTTCTCATACAAGTATTATATCAAAAGAATAACCAAATGTCAAGAACTATTTTTAGGAATGTCAAAAATATTACTTGACTTATGGTTAAAATTTGTGTATAATATAACAATGGATATATATTATTTAATAATTTTAATCGCAAGTAACATGTTCACTTACTTTTACACAAAAGAAGTGGTAATAAAGCAGACTATTGACTTTCTAGAACGAACTGGAATGTTAGAATTTGATGACGACACCAAAAATAGTTCTTGACTTTTGCTGTCACTTGTGCTATAATAACTATGAAAACAATGATGTTTTCGCTCGCCATATCGAAAGAGTGGCTCATATTTTAAGGAGAATTAGATATGACAGACGCAATGTTAAGGCATTTTCTTGGGTTTGACCCAGTAATGTTTAAAACCGTTGAGGGAAACTACCCTCGTTATAATTTAATAAAAGAAGAGGCAACTGACAGAGTTTCAGTTGAAATTGCAGTGCCAGGCTTTGATAAAGATGATATTAAAGTTAGTGTTGATGGTAGAAAATTAATCATTAGTGCTAATCCTGGCGATTGGTTAGAAGATGGAGAGGACTATCTTCACAAAGGTTTTTCTAGTAAAGGCTTCAATAAAGAGTTTATTCTAGGAGATTTTATGGAAGTTGATTCCGTAAGACTTCAGAATGGAGTTCTTTCTATTAATGTAGTCAAAGAGATACCTGAAGATAAAAGACCTAAAATCTTCGATATAGACTAATGCAATGCTTCTCCTTCGGGAGAAGCCCTTTTGAGGAAATAATATATGAAGATAAGTCAAGAGGGAATATCCCTAATTAAAAAATTTGAAGGATTTGAAAGTGACGCGTATCAATGTCCAGCAGGAGTTTGGACAATAGGATATGGTCATACAAAAGGAGTCACCGCAGGTGATGTATGGAGTGAAGAACACGCCAGTCACATACTAGAAGTAGAATTAGAAGAATACGAAGAATATATAAATGAGTATGTGGAAGTAAAATTAAACCAAAATCAATTCGATGCTTTGGTAGCATGGGTTTACAACCTAGGGCCAAGCAATCTAAAAAGTTCAACAATGTTAAAAGTTCTAAATGAGGAAGAATGGGAAGAAGTTCCTCGACAAATGAAAAGATGGAATAAAGCAGGAGGCGAAGTTCTTCGTGGATTAGTTCGTAGACGAGAAGCCGAAGCTATGTTATTTCAAGGCAAAGACTGGTATGATGTATAAGTTTTGGCAGTGGTTGAAAAGCCTGTTCATAACCAGATACAGAATTACAGTAAGCTATAATAATGAGTGGGGCGATAGTGATGATAAAGAATTTATATCCAAAAAAGTCATAACTCAGAAAGAAAAACATTTGAAATTTAGAGATAATGATGGAAAATTAATTGAAATCAGGAGTGTACAAGGATTACACTATCGAATTGAGGAGTTATAATGTTAGAAAAGATTATATCAGAAAGATTAGGCTGTGAATTACACCAAGTAAAAGATAATTCACATTTCGTAGACGATTTAGGAGCTGATTCATTAGATACAGTAGAATTAGTACTAGATGTAGAGAAAGAGTATGGAATTCTCATACCTGACGAAGAAGTAGATAAATTAGTAACAGTTGCTTTACTAAAAGAATTTATAGAGGAAAATAAGTAATGTATCAATTTTTATTAGCATTAATAGTAGCATTGGGCGGAAGTACTTATTATCTATGGAATGAAAACCAAACACTAAAGGCAAATAATGCCAAACTAGAATACGCAGTAGAAACACAAGAGGAAACAATAACAAGTTTACAAAATGATTTTGCGTTGCAAGGTAAGAGTTTAATAGATATGCAAAGTAAAAATCAAGAAATAGAAGCAGAGATGAATCGCTACTTAGATATATTTAAAAGACACGATTTAAGTAAGTTAGCAGCTGCAAAGCCAGGGCTTATAGAGCCAAGAGTAAATAAAGCAACTAAGGAAGTATTTAATGGAATTGAACAAGATAGCAGGGATATTGATAGTGCTGATGACGGTATCGAATTGCAGTCTACTCCCAACTAAACAGATTGAGATTAGTGCAAAACCAATAGAAAGAACTATCATACAACCAGTATTGCCCAGAGAAATAGATTTAAAAGAACCTTACTGGTATGTAGTATCAGAAAAGAACATAGATGAGTTTCTCGAAAGGGTAGAAAAGGAGCAAGGAGAAGTAGTCTTTTTTGCAATGAGTGTGCAAGATTATGAACTAATGGCATACAATATGCAAGAGTTAAAAAGATATATTCGTGAGCTCAAGGAGGTAGTAATCTACTACCGTAAGGTAACAGAAAATGGCGGAGATGAGTCAGGACAACAGCCGTAATGAAGTCCAAATAGATTTAGATAAGTATATGAAGTTAGTCGATAAACTCGACGCAGCTGAAGACTTAATCGAAAAAATGAAACAAGAACGAGGCAGGTTAAAGCCTGGTAAGCGAAAGTTTATGGACTTATTCCTAGATGACAATGATATAAACGAAAAAGCAATCATTGGCTTTATATCATTTTTCTTAATGACAGTATTTGGAATATGTGATTTAGTCACAGCATTTTTAGGACAAGACTTAGTTATATCAGATACAATTTACACATCATTTGTGATAGTAACATTGGGAGCATTTGGTATATCAGAAGCAGGAAAAGCTTTTGGCGGTAAGTAAACAATGATTGAGTTTCTAAAGGCTTTATTTTGGAAAAGAAAACTTGAGAAAGCTTCTTCGTGGTTTGAAAAACACGAGTGGGTTCAAGAGAGATTTGAAGAGATTGAAGACTGGTTAGAAGAAGTAGATGAGAAATTAGACCTCATCATAGACCATCTAGAAATAGATGTCGATAAAGAAGGAGAGTAAAATGCTAGAATTTTTTGAATACATAGTGAGATGGCTAATGGTTATCCCTTGGATTGTAGCAGGAGCGTCTTTAATTGCGGCTCTAACACCTACACCGAAAGATGATGCTTGGGTAAAGAAAATTTACTGGGTAATCGACTGGTGTGCAATTAATGTTGGTAAAGCAAAAGACAAATGACTTTACGAAAGCTAGGGATTCCCGTCCCTAGCTTATTTTTAACATCGCAAAAATAGTTCTTGACTTTTGGTCAAAAGTTTAGTATAATATAGTAATGAAAATAATAAACATAATTTTAACAGTAGTATTCGTATCAGCTTGTAATTTACTTGATGAGGTAGATTGGTCAAGCTCACCGAAACCTATTGTCACACCTGAGCCTGAGCCTGTTCCTGTGCCGACACCAGCACCAACACCTGTGCCAACACCTGCGCCGACACCAGCACCAACACCAGCTCCAACACCAGGGCCTGTTCCTACACCTGCCCCTACACCAGTTCCAACACCAGCACCAGTTAGTACAACAACTACAACCACAACTAGCTCTACAAGTTCTAGTTCATCTAGCTCTAGCAGCACCACAAACAACTGAAAAATAATTCTTGACTTTTGGTTAATTTTTTTGTATAATATACTATATGAATTTATTTTACCTAGACGAAGATTTGGATAAGTGTGCGGAATACCATGTAGACAAACACATAGTAAAAATGCCGTTAGAAGCTGCACAGCTTCTTTGTACGGCTATATGGGTGGACGACTTACTAGGTTTTATTCCAAGAGCATTGACCAAAGAAGAAAACTCGGTATTAAATGAAGCGAAAGCAAAAATAAAGAATTTACCTTTAGAGGAAAGACCCCTAACTCCGTATCTGCCGATGATGTATAATCACCCCTGCACGATATGGACTAGGTCTTCCCTTGATAACTTTGAATGGGTTCATTGCTATGCTAATGCTTTAAATGACGAGTATCATTATCGCTATGGTAAACAACATAAATCAGTAGTGGAAGTAATTAATAAATTACCTGAACCAAAAAATATGCCTCGCAAAGGTCAAACCCCTTTCGGTATGGCAATGCCAGACGAACTAAAGGACGAGAAAGATGTAGTTGGTTCTTATAGATTATACTATCACA